ACTGGTCAATATGCCAATGCGGCATTTATACATGCGAACTCTGCATATCAGTCACAGAATGCTACAGGTCAATACGCTAATGCTGCGTTTACTGTAGCCAACGGCGCATTTATTCATACCAACTCCGCATTCGGTCATGCCAACGCAGCATATCAGTCACAGAATGCGACTGGTCAATATGCAAATGCGGCATTTATACATGCTAACAGTGGTTACATTCATGTCAACTCAGCCTTTGATCATGCCAATGCTGCTTACGTAAGTCAAAACTCAACTGGTAATTATGCCAACGCTGCTTTTGCAAATGCAAATGCTGGTCTTGCGATGGCCAATGCCGCTTTTGCCAATGCTAATGGTGCATTCGCTTCTGCTAATGCGGCGTTCAACACGGGCAATTCAGCATTTATTCAGGCTAATGCATCGTTTGACCATGCCAATGCAGCCTTTGCGGCGGCAAACAATGTATTCCCGCAAGTACAGCCCGCATACGATACTGCCAACTCAGCATTTATACATGCTAATGCATCGTTTGATAAAGCAAATACGGCCGATCAAAATGCACTATCTGCCGGATCATATGCTAACTCTGCGTTTGTACACGCCAACGCTGCATTTGCTTCTGCAAACAATGTAGCACCACAGGTACAACCGGCGTTTAATACCGCCAATGCGGCATTCATTCAAGCCAATGCGTCATTTATCACAGCAAACAACGCTGATGCAAATGCTTCGTCTGCTGGTGTATACGCTAATGGTGCATACGCCCATGCGAATGCTGCGTTTGCTGCTGCTAATAATGTAGCACCGCAAGTTCAGCCGGCGTTTCATACCGCCAATGCAGCATTCATACAAGCCAATGCTGGCATACTTCATGCACAGTCAGCCTTTCATCACGCAAATGCTGGATTTGATGCTGCTAACACTGCTGACGATAAAGCAGTAACGGCAAGTAACCGTGCAAATGCGGCATTTATCGTTGCGAATGCTACGACGATTCAAGCGAATGCTGGTTTTGATCATGCAAATTCTGGATTTGTGCAGGCAAACTCTGCATTCTTCCATGCAAATAGTGGATTCATTCAAGCGAATGCATCATACAATCAAGCGAATGCATCATTCATTGTAGCGAATGCAACTTCGTCACAGGCCAATGCAGCATTTGACCATGCGAATGCGGCGTTTGCTTCAGCAAATAATGTAGCACCACAAGTACAACCAGCATTTAACACTGCAAATTCTGCGTTTATACAAGCAAATGCTGGTATTCTTCATGCACAGTCGGCGTTTAATCATGCCAACAGTGGTTTCATTCACGCCAATTCATCATATGTTCATGCGAATGCGGCATTCAATGCGGCGAATAATGCATCCGATCCTTGGGTTCGTGGTCAAGCAAATGCTGCCTTTATTCAAGCAAATGCTGCATTTGACAAAGCAAATACGGGTGCTAATGCTGAAGTCACAACATTTAACACAACATCAAATGGTGCTGTTTCTACTTACGCTTTAGGATTTACACCTGCATCTAACAGTGCGGTGATTGTTTCAATTGGTGGTATTGTTCAAACTGAACTTGTGGATTATATTGTAACTCGTTCAAATAATTCCATTTCATTTAATGAACCTCCACCTGCTGGTCAATCCATTCGTGTGGCAGGATTTAATAATGTAGTACCTTATTTCTTAGACATTGCGAATTCTGCTGGTGCTGTAGTATCAACATACAGTGCTGTTGGTGATGGTTCAACTCAAGCATTTAGTATTGGATTTAGACCGGAATCAAACAAAGCCATTTTTGTTTCTATTGGTGGTATTTTACAACCCGAAACTGCGTATACCGTAACTCCATCAACAAACACAGTTACATTTGTCACTGCGCCAGGTAATAATGAAAACATTCGAATTGTTGGCTTTGAAAAAATTAATCCTTATTATATTCAATATGTAAGTTCAAATGTCTCTGTATCTGTATTTGAAACAATATCAACTGGTACAACTGCTACATTTAACTTAGGATTTAATCCTCAGGCCCGTGAAACACTTATTGTAACAATTGACGGTATTGTCCAGTCTATAAATGATTATACTGTAAATACCGCTTTACAGACAATTACATTAGATGAAATTCCTGCTAATGGTGAATTGGTGCGTGTTGCCACTATGTACACAACGGCAAACGCATTTGTTATTCCAGATGGCAGCATAACTTCACAAAAATTGAGTACATCACTTAATACATCGATTCAGTCTGCGGCGACAACAGGTAAAGCAATTGCAATGTCAATTGTATTTGGTGGCTAACTCTAAATAAACAAAAAATGAAATAAAATGACGCAAAGAATAAACACTAATAGATTTGCCAATACTTCGGTTACTGGAGCCAAAATAGCCGTTGGTACAATTACGGGTAATTTGGTTGCTAATAACACGATTGCTTCTGTAAAACTTGCTCCAGTAAATCGTTTATTGGAAAATGCTAATTTGATTTCAAGTTCAACAAGCGGTAATGTAAATGTATCACTTGATGACAATTCAGTTTATTATGTAACCAGTAATGTTGCTGATAATGTTACTTTTAATATTCGGGTAAGTCCAGAAACTACTTTAAATAGTTTTATGGCAAACGGTCAATCAATTACTACAGCATTCATATTGACACAAGGCTCCACACAGTTCTTGGCCAATTTGGCAATTGATGGTGTTTATCAATCAGGCAATACAAGATGGAGTGGTAACACTAGACCGACTTATGCAGCATCACTTACGAATCAACAATTAGATGTTTATACCTTCACATCAATTAAAACAGGATCCAATGCGTTTTCAGTTTTAGGATCAAGAACATCATATGGATTTGGTTAATTAAATGTCAGATCAAAAAGTAGAATCAGGTCGTATTGCAGATGGTGCAATTATTGGAAACAAAATTGCAGGTAATGCCGTTCGTGCAAACAATATTGTAGCAGGTCAAATTGCAGGCAACACTCTTGCTGCAAACCTTCACATATCTTTGAGTCAAGTTCTTGAATCTGCAAATGTATACTCCGTTGCTGTTGGTGGTAATGTAAACATTGATTTAGAAAACAATACTGTTTATTTCTTTTCTTCAAACACAACAGCAAATGTAACTTTTAATTTTAGAGCGAACACACAAAATACTCTTGATTCACAGTTGACTATTGGACAAACAATTACTGCGGCAATTTTATTGAAGCATGGTGCAACGAGATATCGTGCCAATGTTTATGTTGATGGTACTTTACAAAATCCTTGGTGGGCAGGAAATTCAGCTCCTGGTTTTTCTACTACACAACAAGAATCCATTGACATATATTCATTTAATATTTTAAAAACGGCAGCAAATGTTTACACAGTATTAGCGGCAAATAGTAATTTTCAAAGAGCGTTAAATCAAAACCCCTAAGGTGTAAAATGATACAAAAAGTTGAAACTGGAATAATACAAGTTCGTGCAGTTACAGGCAATTTGATTGCAAATAACGCCGTTAGCGCAAACAACATCGTTTCACCACCCGACATTTTTGACGATGCGTTTTTATTCGGTGGAATGTAATGCCTTTGTTGTCAACTTTTGCGGTTGGTTCTTTACCTGGGATTCTTGGCAGAGGCATCTCTGCTAGTGCTGCCATAGTTTCATATACAGTCACAAGAATATTCACTCAAGCAACAACATGGGTAGCACCTTCGGGTGTGACATCTGTTGATTATCTTTTAGTCGCCGGTGGTGGAGGTGGTGGTTCTTTTGGTGGTGGCGGTGGTGCCGGTGGAGTTTTACAAGGCATCGGTTTTTCTGTAACGCCGGGTCAATCATACACAATTACAATAGGTGGTGGAGGTGCTGCCGCTACCAGTTCCGATAATGGTATAAACGGAAGCAACGGCTCCAACTCAGTATTCGGTTCACTAACAGCGATAGGTGGTGGTGGCGGTGGAACAAGAAATGGCAATCCATATGCTGGACAACCTGGGTTTTCGGGTGGCTCTGGTGGTGGTGGCGCAAATTCTGACCCTGCTTTTAATGCACCTGGGGGACTAGGTACTCCAGGACAAGGAAACAATGGAGGTGCTGGTGGTTCTGGTGTAAGCGGTACACCAAATTATGGTCATGGTGGCGGCGGTGGTGCTGCTAACACTGGTCAAAACGGGAAAGCAAATGGTGCTTTTGGTGCAGCAGGTGGTGCGGGAATATACTCTACTATATCTGGTGCCAATGTAGCATATGGTGGCGGCGGTGGTGGAGGTGTATACACAAACGGCACTGTAGGTGGCGGTGGTATTGGTGGTGGTGGTAATGGTGGGGGTAATTATCCCGGTGCGCCGCCAGTGCAAAGTGGCACAGCAAATACTGGCGGTGGCGGTGGCGGCGGAGCTTACACAGCGGCAGGTGGGGCAGGTGGGTCCGGCATCATCATCATTCGCTATACAGAAACCGCAGGTGTCAATGGTGTATATGTATTTGCAAACACTGGTCAATTAGTAATACCCCCCGGCGTTACTAATATTGACTATCTATTAATTGCTGGAGGTGGAGGTGGTGGTGGTCGTATTGGTGGTGGCGGTGGTGCTGGCGGTTTATTGCAAGGTACAGGTTATGTAGTAGCACCCGAACAACTTTACACAATTCAGATTGGTGGAGGTGGCACGGCGGGTGCTCCTGGTGTCGGTAGTAATGGAGTAAACACAGTTCTTTCTGCTGGAAACACAGTAACTTCTTCTGTTCTTTTGACTGCAATAGGTGGTGGGGGAGGTGCTGCAACAGACAGTGGATATGGACAATCCGGTGGTTCTGGTGGTGGTAATGGCAGAGGTTTAAATAATTCAACGCCAGGAGGAAGAGGCACACCAGGTCAAGGATTCGATGGTGGTGCCGGTGGAAGTGCGGTTGGTGGTGGCACTGATCGTTCTGGTGGAGGAGGTGGTGGCGGTGGTGCTGGCTTTGGCAGCCCGTCAGGAACATCCTCAAATGGTGGCATAGGAATTTTCTCATCAATTACTGGTGCTAATGTTGGTTATGCCGGTGGTGGTGGCGGTGGTGCATATTTAAATCCAACAAACACACCATTTGGACATTTTATTTGTGGCGGTGCAAATGGCGTAAATTCTCCATCGGCGGCAACTGGAGGTGTTGCTGTATCTAATCGTGGTGGTGGTGGCGGTGGTGGTGGATATACTGGTGAACCTGGAACTGCTGGTGGTGCTGGTGGCTCAGGTTTTGCTGTTATTAGAGTATCGGCTTTACAAAATAAATTTACTGTTTTCTCTAACACCACAACATGGACAGTACCAACAGGCACAACAAGTCTTGAATACCTAATCGTCGCTGGCGGTGGTGGAGGTGGAGGTTCTGTTGCAGGTGGCGGTGGTGCTGGTGGATTTCTTACAGGCACAAATTTAGCAGTATCTCCGGGACAAGTTTATACAGTTGTCGTTGGAGGTGGTGGTGGAGGTGGTCCATCACAAGTAGCGGGAACAAATGGATCAAATTCAGGCGTTTTTAGCACATCACCAGTGTCTAGTTTGTGGGCAACCGGTGGAGGTGGTGGTGCTACTGGTGCTCCAAGCAGTGGCACATTTGCAAGAAGTGGTGGTTCTGGTGGAGGAGGCACTTCTTATCCTGGACAACCGGCAGGTCTAATAGCCGGCGCACCTGGAACACCAGGTCAAGGAAACAGCGGCGGAAATGGTGCTAATGATGCTGGCGGTGGCGGCGGTGGTGCAGGAGGAGCAGGACAGAATGGTGCAGTTGGTGGAGGCGGTGGCACTGGTGGTGTAGGATTATTTTCAACACTTTCTGGTTCGAGTATTGGATATGCCGGTGGTGGCGGTGGTGGTAGCGGAAACAGTGGAGGAACTGCTTCTCAAGGCGGTAGTGCTGGTGCTACAAATGCGGCAGCCGCAGCAAATACCAACTCCGGTGGTGGTGGAGGCGGCGGATGGCTGTATTCTGGTGGTGCCGGTGGTGCTGGTGGTTCAGGTGTAGTCATTCTCAAATGGACTTAGAATAAATAAACAACTATGGCAACTATAAACACAAGACAACAGTTCAAAGACTACTGCTTACGCCGACTTGGTTGGCCAGTCATTGAAATTAACGTAGATGATGATCAAGTTGATGATCGTATTGATGACGCACTCGGTTTTTGGCGTGACTATCATTACGATGGAACAGAAAAACTGTTCATGAAGCATCAGATTACACAAGAAGATATTAATCGCAAATGGATTTATTGTCCAGATGCGGTACAGTTTGTCACAGGTATTTTTCCGTTTGACCAATCAAACGCATCAATCAACATGTTTGACTTGCGTTATCAGTTGCGTCTGCACGATCTTTACGACTTTACATCTGTATCATATGTGTCATATGAAATCACGATGCAGCATTTACGCACACTGAACTTATTATTTTCTGGTACACCTCAATTCAGATTTAACCGTCATCAAAATAAAGTGTTCTTAGATATTGATTGGACTAGGGATGTACAACCTGGTGATTGGGTTGTAGTTGAGTGCTATCGTACAGTTCAGCCTGAAACGGTTGTATTGACGGGTACAGTAACGGGTTCACCATCATCAAACACAATAATTGGTTACGGCACAAAGTTTGACCAAGAAATCGTGCCGTTTGATTTCATTACAATTGGTGGAGAGTCAAAACAAGTTGGCAATATTGAGTCACCAACAAGCCTAACACTGATTGGTCCGCCATCAACAACACACAATAATTCGGCTATTCAAATTGAAGGCACAACTGATGTATGGAATGACCGTTTTCTGAAGCAGTTAGCCACAGCAAAAATCAAACAACAATGGGGCAACAACCTCAAAAAGTTTGAAGGCATTCAAATGCCTGGTGGTGTGACACTGAATGGTCAAAAGATTTACGATGAAGCGTCGGAAGAAATTAAAGAAATGGAAGAACAGATTTACATGATGGGTTCACTGCCGTCAGAAATCTTTACAGGCTAATGACTACTAATTTTTATTTCAATAATTTCCCGTCAAAGTTGGGTGGTGGCAATGTCATCACCCCTGAACAACTATTGGTTGAAAATCTTGTTATTGAAGCACTCAAGATTTATGGCTTGGATGTTTATTATCTACCACGCACAACACGTGATCAAGTAGACTATCTGTTTGGTGAAGATGTTCTCAAAGAATATCGCACTGCACATCCAATTGAAATGTATTTGGAAAATGTAAATGGTTTTGATGGTGATCAAGACTTTATATCTAAGTTTGGTTTAGAGATTCGTGACGAAGCAACATTGCTTGTCTCACGACTGAGATTTAGATATGCAGTCAATGGTCTGACAAGACCTCTTGAAGGTGATTTGATTTATATACCAATGACCACAAGTTTCTTTGAGATTACTAGTGTAGAATCAGAGAACGATCAAGCAATGTTTTATACATTAGGTCGTGGTCGTGGTGGTAATGTGTATGTGTATGCTTTGAAAATGAAACAGTTTTATTTCTCAAGTGAGATCATTGAAACTGGTATTGATGAAATTGATGGAAACATTCGTAATTACTATCCCAAACTTCGTATCTCATTAGGTTCAGGTTCAGGTAAATTCTTAAATGATGAAATTGTATATCAAGGTTCATCACTATCAACTTCTACAGCACAAGCATTAGTTTATGACTTTCAACCAAATGCATATATTGATGTCTACCGTATGCAAGGTGATTTCACATCATCAGCGAACGTACACGGTAACACAAGCAGCGCACAGTGGACAGTAACACTAGCGTCTGATGCACCAACACAAAATACACCATTTGAAGACATCATTGACAACGCTCGTATTGAAGCAGCAAGTGATGGTATCATTGACTTTACGGAAGTTAATCCGTTTGGAGAACCGTAATGTTAGGTAATGCACAATTTTATCACCGCACCATTCGTAAGATGGTCGTTGTGTTTGGTACAATGTTTAACGACCTTGAGATTGTTCGTTACACACAAGCAGGTAATCCAAAAGAAAAACTTAAAGTACCATTGTCTTATGGACCAAAAGAAAGATATCTGACACAGATTACTTCTGATCCAAATTTAGTTAAGTCGGTTAACTCTGTTATACCAAGAATGTCATTTAATCTTGACAGTCTTGAGTATGATGCAAGTCGCAAACAGATTTCTACATTACAAAATTTTGCTGCTGTTACAAACACCGGTGTTGCAACACAGTATTTGCCTGTGCCATACAACTATGAATTTAGTTTGTCTATCTATGTTCGTAATACAGAAGACGGCACACAAATACTGGAACAAATTTTACCATTCTTCACACCAGATTTTAGTGTTGTAGTAGATTTTATTCCTCAAATGGGACAGAAGTATACGGTGCCTATCATATTGAATTCTGTCGCATCTACCGTTGAGTATGAAGGTGGCATGGGTGACGGCACAACAAGAATCATTATTTGGGACTTAACATTCACTGCTAAGAGTTTCATTTGGCCACCAGTTAAAACTGGCAAACTTATTAATCAAGCCAACACAAACATCAACATTGACCTCACATCTAAACAAATACAGAAGGTCTATGTTGACTATGCAAATGGTAACAATGTGTTTACTACCGGTGAAACGATTCGTGACAGTGCAAATGGATTCTTTGGTACGGTAGAATACTTCAGTAACACTTCACTCGGTACACTTGTAATTACTGGAGGCAATGAATACATTAAACCAGGATACACACTTACAGGTGATTACTCTGGTGCAAGATACAATGTATCCACATTAGACAGCACTTCAATTAATGCTGCTGCTGTAATAGTTGAACCTAATCCAACAACTGCCGCACCGCCTTCTGATTTTGGATTCATTGAAACAATTAGAGAATGGCCTGATACTTTATCATGAAAAAACTAAACAAAAACTTATCTGAAATCTTTGATGTGGAACCCATTGAAGAGAAATTCATTGAAACTTTGCCTGTTGCCGTAAATGACAACGCTAATCAAATTGATGCCGATGCTGAATTTGCCCGCACAAACATGCGTTCATTAATTGACAATGGCAATAGAGCATTAACTGAACTGGCATCAGTTGCAAATCAATCAGAGTCACCAAGAGCATATGAAGTCTTAGCCACAATGATGAAAAATCTGGCTGAGATGAACAAAGATTTGTTGGAACTTCAGAAACGGAAAAGAGAGCTTGCACCCCAATCTGAATCCGCAAAAGGAGTCAACATAGATAAAGCAGTGTTTGTTGGCTCCACCAACGAATTACTCAAAATGATTAAAGGAAATAAATAAAATTATGGAACAACTAATCGAACAGATGAAGGTTATTTTGGGTACAAACTTTGGTTTGTACTTCAAAGCACACACCTTCCATTGGAATGTAGAAGGTCCTGACTTTGCACAGTATCATGGTTTCTTAGGAGACTTTTATGAAGCAGTGTTTGATCAGACCGATCCGATTGCCGAACACATTCGTGCTTTAAATTCATATGCTCCTACAACTTTGGCAAGAATGATGGAACTATCAAAGGTGCAAGACATCGTTGCTATTCCTTCACCGCTTATCATGATGTCCGAACTTGCTGCCGATAATGATAAGTTCATTATGGAACTACGTGCTGGTATTGCAATTGCTGACGCTGCTGACGAACCTGCTGTAGGTAACTTCTTACAAGACATTTTAGATGCTCATCAAAAACATGGTTGGATGCTGAAGAGTTTTACACGATAAATTATGGATGACGGGTACCTTGGTAATGCACGGCTCAAACGAGTCGGTGTTGAAATATCCTACACTGAAGAGCAACTAAAAGAGATTGTAAAATGCACCGAAGATCCGGTGTATTTTATTCGTACCTACGTTAAGATTGTCAACGTAGATAAAGGTCTTGTTCCTTTTGAGATGTGGCCATTTCAGGAAGAAATGGTCAATCAATTTCATAACAATCGTTTTGTCATTGCAAAGATGCCACGACAGGTTGGTAAAACAACCACGACTGTTGGTTACATGCTGTGGTCTGCACTGTTCAACGAAGAATTTGTTATTGGTATTCTTGCCAACAAACTTCAACTTGCACAAGACATTCTAGCCAAGATACAGAAAGCCTATGAGTATTTACCCATGTGGCTTCAGCAAGGTATCATCAACTGGAATAAACGATCAATTGAATTAGAGAACGGTTCAAAGATTTATGCGTATGCAACATCAGCAGCAGGTGTCCGAGGTGGTTCATACAATCTAATCTTCCTTGATGAATTCGCATTTGTGCCGCACAACATGGCAGTAGACTTTTTTACTTCTACTTACCCTGTTATTTCATCTGGTAAGACATCTAAAGTAATTATTGTTTCTACGCCAAACGGCTTGAATCTGTTCTATAAGATGTGGACAGATGCGATTGAAAAACGTTCAACTTACAAAACACTAGAAATCCACTGGTCAATGGTGCCAGGTCGTGATGAAAAGTGGAAAGAAGAAACGATACGAAATACTTCTGAAGAACAATTCCGTCAAGAGTTTGAGACAGAATTTATTGGTTCTTCAGCAACATTGATTTCTGGTTCTAAATTGCGCTCATTGGCGTTCTATGATCCAATGCGTATTGAAGACGATGGCCACTTGTTTGTGTATGAAGACCCACGACCAGGTAGAATATACATTGCTACAGTGGATTGTTCAGAGGGTGTTGGTATGGACTATCACACCATCAATGTTTTGGATGCTACAGAAGCACCGTATAAACAAGTTGCACGATACCGCAACAATAAATTGCCGCTATTGTTCTTACCTACAGCAATTTATGCTTTAGCAAACCGTTACAATCAGGCTTATGTGCTAATTGAAACCAACAATGTGGGTCAGCAAGTGGTAGATATTCTGCATTATGACTTAGAATACGAGAACATCTATAAGTTAGAACATCATCACATCAAAGGTCAGAGCATCTCCGCTGGTTTCAAACGCTCAGTTGCTTTTGGTGTAAAGACGACCAAATCAGTCAAGAAAATTGGTTGTGCTAACTTGAAAACGCTGATTGAGAACGACAAACTCATTATCAACGACTTTGATACCATCGCAGAACTGAATACTTTTGTTCGTACAAGAGATACCTATGCAGCCGAAGAAGGTAACAATGACGATATCGTAATGGGTTTAGTGCTTTATGCTTGGCTGACAGCACAGACTTTCTTCAAAGACGAAACAAGAATTGACATTCGTAAGATTATGCTAGAAGAACAGAACATTTTGGGAGAAGAAAGTATGCTGCCGTTCGGTTTTATTGAAGACGGACTGCGTAGAGAGATGGAAGTGGAAGATGGAGACATGTGGGAGCCACCAGCGGGTTATTTATCATCAAGTTTGTAAAAAACTAAATAGACAATAAAAAGAATATTGACCCAACAATAAAAGGAGAAATCCAATGGCATTTCAATTATCACCTGGAGTGAATGTATCAGAGATCGATCTGACTACAGTTATTCCTTCAGTTGCCACTTCTACTGGCGCTTTTGCAGGACCTTTTAATTGGGGACCATGTGGTGTAGTCACAACTATTTCCGATGAAGTTCGTCTAGTGGACACATTCGGTAAACCAGATAGCGTAAATTATGAATATTGGTTCTCCGCAGCGAACTTCCTAGCATATGGTAACAATCTAAAAATCGTTCGTGCCACACCAGGTGGTGCTAACAACGCTACTGCAAATGGTGGTGCTTTAGTAATCAGAAACGAAGACGACTGGACAGACAATCACAGCGGGTATGCCGATGGTGCATACGGTGGTTGGGCAGCAAAATTCCCTGGTGCATTAGGCAACTCATTAAAAGTTTCCGTGGCAGACTTGGGAACATTTGCAACATGGCCATATCGCTCACAATTTAACGCAAACACTGGAACATCATCATACGTTGCAAGCCGTGGTGGTGCAAACGACGAAGTTCATATTGTTGTCGTTGACGAAGATGGTTTGTGGTCAGGTACAGCAGGTACAGTTCTTGAAAAATACGCATTCGTTTCAAAAGCATCAGATGCTAAAGATGATTCGGGTAATAGCAACTACTATAAGAATGTTATTTCAAATAAATCAAAATATGTATGGTGGGTTGCACATCCAGCAACAGCAAATCTGAGTTCTGGTACTGCATGGGGTTCTACTGCTAACGCATCGGCATTCAAAACAACAACAGCAAATGTAGAATACTCGTTCTCAAATGGTGCAGATGGCTCAGTAGGTTCATCACAAATCACTTCTGGTTGGGACCTGTTTAAGAATGCTGAAGCAGTTGATGTATCATTGCTCGTAACTGGTACAGGTAACAGCACAATTGCTACACATGTTATTAGCAATGTTGCAGAAACTCGTAAAGACTGTGTTGCATTCATTTCACCAGAAAAAGCAGACGTTGTTGATAATGCCGGAACTGAAGCAACCGATGTTACAGCATTCCGTGATGCATTGACATCATCTTCATATGCAGTAATTGATTCTGGATACAAATATCAATACGACAAGTACAACGATGTTTACCGTTGGATTCCATTGAACGGTGATATTGCCGGTCTGTGTGTACGTACAGATAACGAACGTGACCCTTGGTTCTCACCTGGTGGTATGAATCGTGGTCAAATCAAAAATGTAATCAAACTTGCTTGGAATCCAACTAAAGCAGAACGTGATACACTGTATCTAAAAGGCATTAACCCTGTTGTTTCTTTCCCAGGTGAAGGTACTGTTCTGTATGGTGACAAAACAATGCTTGCAAAACCAAGCGCATTTGACCGCATTAATGTTCGTCGTTTGTTTATCACAATTGAAAAAGCAATTGCACGTGCAGCACGTTTCTCTCTGTTTGAATTCAACGATCAGTTCACACGTGCCCAGTTTGTCGCTCTTGTAGAACCCTACCTGCGTGATGTTCAAGGTCGTCGTGGTATCACAGACTTCCGTGTAGTCTGCGATGACACTAATAACACAGCAGAAATTATTGACCGTAATGAATTTGTTGGTGACATTTACATCAAACCTGCTCGTTCTATCAACTTCATTCAACTTAACTTCGTGGCAGTACGCACAGGTGTAAGTTTCAATGAGGTAGTAGGTTCAGTCTAAATAAAAGAGAAACAGGAGAAAATTAAATGGCATTTAACGTAAATCAGTTCCGTTCACAATTAACAGGTGACGGTGCCCGCCCAAATCTATTTGAGGTAAGTATGCCGTTTCCTGCGTTCTCAATACCAGGAAACGCACAAACAAAAATGACGTTCATGTGTAAGACAGCACAACTTCCAGGTTCAACTCTGGGTGTTGTACCTGTACAATACTTTGGCCGTGAATTAAAGTTTGTGGGTAATCGTACTTTTGCTGATTGGACAGTAACAATCATCAACGATGAAGACTTTATTGTTCGCAATGCATTTGAACGTTGGATGAATGGCATCAATAGCCACAATCTAAACGTTCGCAATCCAGTTGCAACTACACCATTAGGCTACACACAAGATGGTGAAGTTACGCAATTTGGTAAAGCGGGTAATACTATCAAAAAATATAAATTTGTAGGAATGTTCCCTTCTGACATCACTCCAATTGATGTTGATTGGGGTTCAAATGATACGATTGAAGAGTTTTCTGTAACGCTAACCTACCAGTGGTGGGAAGCAGTTGCAGACGGTGTGGTCTAAGAGTAGGGCATTTGCCCTACTTTTTAATATAGGATGATTTTTAATGGCAATTAAACTTTTCGGCTTTACAATAGGCTCGAAGGATGTCGTCAAGGCTGAAAAGCCTGAGCAGGCATCCTTTGCGCTGCCTTCCGCAACCGTAGATGATGGTGCGGTTACCGTTACGCAAAATGCGTATTACGGTACATATGTTGATCTTGAAGGTTCTGTTCGCAACGAAATAGAACTTATCACACGATATCGTGAGATGTCAAATCACCCAGAATGTCAAATGGCAATTGATGAAATCGTCAATGAAGCCATCACACATGATGATCAGGGTAAAGTAGTTGACATCGTGCTTGACAATCTAAAACAACCTGAAACAATCAAAAAGAAAATTATTGAAGAGTTCAACAATGTATTGAAGATGTTGAACTTTAGTAATTTGGCCGATGATGTTTTCAAACGTTGGTATATTGATGGCCGTGTTTTTTATCATATCGTAGTCAACGATAAGAATCCTAAAGAAGGTATTCAAGAACTTAGATACATTGATCCACGCAAGATTCGTAAAGTGCGTGAGATTAAGAAAGACCGTGATCCAAAAACAGGAGCAATGGTTGTTGTATCGGTTGCTGAATACTATGTCTACAATGATCGTGGTACCACGACACAGACATTTACATCAAACGTAGGTCAAGGTATTCGTATTGCACCAGATGCTATCATCAATGTGAATTCTGGTTTGATGGATGCTAAGAATACATTTGTTATTTCATATCTACACAAAGCAATCAAGCCACTCAATCAGTTGCGTATGATTGAAGATGCGATTGTTATCTACCGTATTTCAAGAGCGCCAGAACGCCGTATTTTCTACATTGACGTTGGTAACTTACCACGTGGTAAAGCAGAACAATATCTGCGTGACATCATGATCAAGTACCGTAACAAATTAGTTTACGATGCCAACACAGGTGAAATTCGTGACGAACGTAAGCACATGTCAATGCTTGAAGACTTCTGGCTGCCACGCCGTGAAGGTGGTAAGGGTACAGAGATTACTACATTGCCTGCTGGTCAAAACTTAGGTGAACTAGAAGACGTAAAATATTTTCAAAAGAAACTTTTACAATCTCTAAACGTACCATATTCAAGACTTGAATCACAAGAAGGTGGGTTAGCAGGTCTTGGTCGTTCACAAGAAGTTACCCGTGATGAATTAAAGTTTGCCAAGTTTGTCATTCGTCTGCGTAATAAATTCTCACAAATCTTTGACGAAGCATTGAAAGTACAACTGGTACTCAAAGGTATTTGTACACGTGAAGAGTGGGATAAATTCAAAGAAGACATCTACTACGACTTCCGTAAAGACAATAACTTTACCGAACTGCGTGAAGCAGAGTTGCTACAAAATAGATTGCAAATGGTAAGTCAAGTTGATCCATTTGTTGGTCGTTACTTCTCTAACAATTATGTGATGAATAAGATTCTCATGATGACGGATGAAGAAATTGAAGCAATGCAGGAAGAGATTCAAAAAGAAAAAGACACATTGCCTGATGACATGCAAGGTCCTGTTTTAGGTGGACCACCACAAGGTGCTGAACCACAAGCAGAGCCAGAAGATAATACGGTAGAAAATGCCGAAGAAGAAGAGTCATTGACACCTGGTTTAGATGATGAAGTAAGTAAATCGGTTGTCAGTATAAATAATAGACGCAGATAAGGAAGGTTATTATGGAATTAAAAGATATTGTCAACAATATTGCCGCTGGTGATAGCGCCGCCGCAAAAGAAGGTATAGAAAATGTTTTATCCGCAAAAGCGTTCGATGCGCTCCAAGGCCGTAAGCAAGAAATGGCTGCAACTTTATTTGGCGGGAAAGAGCAAGGCGACGAAGAAGTTACCGACAGTGAAGAAGCCGTAGAGCAAGAATGAAATCATTACTTGAATTTAAATCTATCGTAGAAGAAGAGAAGCAAGACTACTCTAAGTTTGATGCACTTGTTCGTGCTGGTCTTGCAAACAAAGCACAGTTGGCTCGTATTCACAAAATCTTGGATAAGATGGGTGAAGAACGCCCACAGTTCAACAGTGCTGATCGTGAGATCATGCGTAATCTTTTCAATCGCATGGTAGATTTAGTTTCAAGTAAACAGATTTACGGTAAAGCAAGACAAGCAGTTCGTGAGGAAGTGGAACTTGAAGAAGCACGTATGGATACACCATTGGTACCAGACCCTCCAGTGGTTTTGGTAATCAAACGTAAAGCGGTAAGATTGTATCCAGACGGCACACGTATTGCTCTGTATTGGAGTGATAAAATAAAAAGAGCATTTAGCATTCCTTATGGTCCAATGGTTGATGCTCCAGTTCAAGCAGAAGAATACATTAAAGAACTAGTAGAAGCAGAAGAATTGATGCTGAATGATGGCAATACAATTTCTCTAAACGAAGAAACAAAACAACAAATCATAAACACATACGGTCAGTTAGAAGAAGATAGTAAAGAAATCTTTTGGCAACAACTAACTGAATCTGTAGCAACATTCGGAAAACTATATGAGTTTTGTAGAACTAATTCTGCAAAATAGATTAGACGAAGCCAAAGAGTTAATCTTTGAACGTCTGAACGACATTGCTTCTGTTCGTATGGAAGAAGCAAAGCCATATGTCGTTGATGCAATGTTTGAAGAGATTGAAGTTGACGAAGAAGTGTTAGAGGAAGCGGCTAAGAAACGCAATCCAAACATTCAAAAGATGGGTCGTATTACAAAGGTACGCCGCCGCATTCGTCGCAATAAAAAAGGTAGAATTGTTGTACAGAGAAATGTACGCAAATCAGGAATAAAAGGTTACCGTATTTCTGGTAATACAATAAAGCGCATACCTGCAACAGTAAGATTACGCAAAGCACGTTTGTTAAAACGTTCTTGGAAAACAACAAGAAAAAGTAAACTAAGACGCACGTTGATGAAAAGAAAAATGTCAATGCGTCGTCGTCAAGCTATGGGACTAAAATAAAATGCCATTTGAAATTACGAATACTCTAAGAGGTTCATCAATTGTACGAGCAGTGGATCCTGGTACATACACGATCACTCTCAATAATTTAAGAGCAAATGCTACAACCGAAACTGTTACCGCCGCCGACATTAAACATGTTTTGTGGTCAACAAATGGTAACATCCGTATCACACGAAATGGTATACCTTTGTTAGCACTCCAAAATGGTGGTGACATGGATTTTGATTCTTATGGATATTCGGTCGCAAACAATAACACTCAAAGCATTGTAATTGAAATCAATACTGGCGGCACAATTATTTTACACTTGGCCAAGTATGCAACATACAATGTTGATCCATATACAGGAGTATCAATCTAATGAAACTTATTAAAGAACATATTGAGAATGTAAGATATCTTACCGAAAAAACAGAAGACGGTAAAAAGAATCTTTACATTGAAGGTATATTTTTGGTTGGCGATGCAGTCAACCGTAACAATCGTATGTACAAAATGGACACACTTCGCAATGAAGTTGAACGATATACCGAAGAGTATATCAACACAAATCGTGCGCTTGGTGAACTGGGACATCCAGATACACCATCACTGAATCTAGAACGTGTGTCACACAAGATTACAAGTTTGGTAGAGAATGGTAATACATTTGTCGGTAAAGCACTCATCATGGAAACACCATATGGTTTGATCGCCAAGAATCTCATTGAGTCTGGTGTCGGTCTTGGTGTTTCATCACGTGCTTTGGGTTCTGTCGTAATGACAAAAGAAGGTTATAATCTAGTACAAGATGACCTGCGCCTTGCAACTGCTGCTGATATCGTTGCTGACCCTTCTGCTCCCGGTGCTTTTGTTCAGGGCATCATGGAAAACAAAGAATGGATGTTCGTAGAGGGTAAGTTTGTCGAGTCACATATTGACTATGCTAAACAGCAAATTCGTAAAGCATCACGCAGAGATGTTGAATCTGTCGGATTACAACTCTTCGAAAACTTCCTACGAAAACTTTAAAATTTATAAATAAGAAATCATAAGGAGATATTCAATGGCAACAAACAAACTCATGGAAGCAGCGGCAGAAATTCTTGCAGGAAGCAAGTCATCTGCTCCTGGTATGCCAATGCCTAAATTAACTCAGAATACACCTCCAGGCAATCCTGGAACACCTGAAGACTTAGGCGGTCCTACACCACAGAACAACAAACCTACTGATGATTCTAACAAGTTGTCAAGCAAAGGTAGTGCTAAGAGTGCAACAGCACCTACAACTAAGCCTTCTGCTGCATCAAGCGATGTTCAACTTGGCGACAAGAACATGAAAGCGGGTACAGGTACAGCAATGATGCCTGAACAAACCAACGAAGAAGAAGAACTGATTGATGACGAATCAGCAATCGCAGAAATGAAAGCACAAATGAAAGAAGATGTTGCTTCATTGTTTGCTGACGATTCAAACATTTCAGAAGACTTCAAAGTAAAGGCTGCTACAATCTTTGAAGCACGTGTATTTGACCGTGTTGCACAGATTCAAGAACAAATGGAAGCAGAATATGCTGGCATGTTAGCCGAGGCTCTTGAAGAAATCAAATCTGAACTTACAGAAAAGGTAGATGATTACCTAAACTACGTAGTAGAGCAGTGGATGCAAGAGAACGAAATCGCTATTGAAAGCGGTCTGCGTTCCGAAATCACTGAAGACTTTATTGCTGGTTTGCGTAATCTGTTTGCCGAAAACTACATCAACGTTCCAGAAGATAAAGTCGAACTGGTAGATGAACTTGCATCTAAAGTCGAAGAACTGGAAGTTAAATTGAATGAAGAAATTGAAGCCAATATTCAGTACAAGAAACAACTTACTGAAGCAATTAAAGTACAACTAGTAAATGAAGTTTGCGAAGGTCTCACAGCAACTCAAGTAGAAAAAATCAAGTCACTTGCAGAGAGTGTTGAATTCTCCACAGAGGAAGAGTTCGTAGAAAAACTTGAGACAATTCGTGAGAATTACTTCCCATCAGGCGTTAAAAAAGCCGATGTTGCACAACTTCATGAAGAAGTAGAAGACGATGGTAGCGAAAAGAAAGTATCCGCTGATCCATACGTTGCTTCGGTTGTTAATGCAATTTCAAGAACAAAAATTTAAATAATAAACTAAGGAGATACAAAGATGTATTTGTCTGAAAATCTACAAAACAAATGGGAAGGTGTACTGGATCATCCAGATATGCCAAAAATTGCTGACCCATATCGTAAAGCCGTTACAGCGGTAATTCTTGAGAACCAAGCTCAAGAAATGATGAAAGAAGCAGGTATTCTGAGTGAAACTGGTTCACCAACTAACTTTGCTGGTACAGGTGGTTTTAGTGGCGGTTCTGCTGCTGCTGGTCCAGTTGCTGGTTTCGATCCAATCCTGATCAGCCTGGTTCGTCGTTCACTGCCTAACCTGATCGCTTATGACGTTTGCGGCGTTCAGCCAATGACAGGTCCTACAGGTCTGATCTTTGCAATGCGTACTAAGTATGCATCACAAGGCGGT